CGGACAAAAGAGGAACGAATGCCGGGATATTTGTTTTTGATTTTTCTTTCAATACGGGAATCTTCCAGCACATTCATAATACCCATTGGTATTTTTTCTTCGTGTGCTTTCATCATGCCATCTAGGGGAGTGTATAGTGCATGGCCTACTTCATGACCTAGAAAAAGGTCGTAGAGATAACCTGAGATGTTTTTATCAAGAATAGGAACAGTCAATACACGGTTCTTTACATCAAATGCAGCCGTGTTAGTATTACGCTGTTCGATAGTCAGATTTTCATTTGCCATTAGTTTGGCAAGTAACGATTTAGATTGAATTAGTTCCATAGATTCTCCGAGTTAATAATAGTATTATCTCACAAAAATCATCTACCGTCAAGCGGTAACTTTCATGCTGTTGTTTTTAAGCAACACCTTGTTTCGGTAAGGCTTTTAGGTAGAGTTTTCCTGCTCTATATTCCATTTCAATGGCTTGTCCTTCTTTCCAATGATTGTATTTTACAATTTCTTCAGGAAGAATTAAGATACCATCACCTGTACCATCATTTGCATCAACAATTTTTGTTGAATATTTCTTATTGGTAAAATTCTTTGCGTTTTTGGTAGTCATTTAAGTCTTTTTCCATATTTGAAAGAGTTGCCCACTTGCGAGTTACGATATCTAAACGTTTCCACGCAGGAATTTCATCATCATCTGCTTTGGCATCAAGCCAAATATAGTAAGGAGTATCATTCATATTTTTTTCCTTCGTTTTTATCGAAAATTCGCTGCTCAATTGCAGCTACAAGCTCTTCGGCAAGATTCGGATTGAACTTTACCAAGAAATACGCAACATCATCAGCTGGAATATGACGCAAATTATGCATAATTTCATCAATTCCTCTATGTATCTGTTTTTCTTCCCATTGTGCTAACATAATTTCTCACATTTCATAAAAAGTATTGCTCGGAATAATAAATTTACCATCTTTTTTTGCTTTTCCGAGCGTTTCAAGCAATTTTAACTCAATTTCAAATTCTTTAGCGGACAAATTTTGCAAATATTCTTCATAATCGTCCCAATCTTCATCACTCCAACCTTTAGGATTCATTTTTCATCATCTCCGCATGTTGGAAATCTCTTTTGCTTCTTTATCCGTGAAAACCGGCACGGCATTTGACTTATGCATCGTAGCCACACCTTTCATTTTATCGCCGGTATACGAAAATGGAAGTTTTTTTGTGCAAGGTACAAAACCTGTATTTACGGACGCAAACCTAGGCGTTTCTCTGCCTGCAGGAATCTTAGGTAAAGGAACACTTGCGGAAATAATCTTGGATTTTGTTTTACTGAAATTGGTAGACATTGAATTAATGGACAGTAGCCATTCTTCGTGCTGAAGTCTTTTTGCTTTTGAAACTTTCCGTTTTTTTGATTTTGGAATGTAACCGTGAATAATCATAATAATTCTCCAATGTAGAAGAACCATTATACTACGGAAATAAGTGAATGTCAATACGTATGTTGTACGGAAACAACATTAATACCAATACCTTTATTTGAAACGGCAGCATACCTACTTATACTAAAAATAATTAAAAATTTAGGTAATATTACTCTTTCTTACCTTGTGAAATTTCGAGTTCTTCGAAATTCTCATCTTCCCAATGTTTCAACTGCTTCTTCACTTCAGAATGTTCACCCCTGCGTCTTTTATTATGTAAAAAGTTTTTGGCGTAAATGTAATCATCATTATAGTCTTGGTTCTTACGGAACTTACCTACAAATTTGGTCACTTGTAATCTCCTATTTCATGGTTTCAAATGTTATGCCTTTTATTTTAGTTTCCGGCATATTATGCATATCCTCTTGTGATACGTAAGTTATATCAGCATTAGGATAACAAATCTTTATAATTTTGAGAAGTTGGCAGACTGTGCCATCTGAATCATTGAATGTAAATACTTCATCAACATATTTTAAGCTTTTAATAATTTCTCTGCGTGTTTCATAAGTTTGTACAAAACCTCCAAGTGTCCACATCATCCACCAATCAGTATGGACACCGACAATAAGGTGGTCGCCTCGATGGTGACATTTTTTAATATAATTTAATTCTTCAATAGATAGGGGATCAAAAGCACCGCAAATAACGACAATTCTCTCTTTTTCGTACATTTAAGGTAGTAGGTCTGGAAAAGCTTCCTTTACAAATTTATAATCTAGTCCCCTTACACCCAAATCTTTACTTAGAATACCAATCACAACTTCGGCTTCACGGGGTTCTAATCTCTCTAACAACTGTAACAACAATTCTTTTCGTTTCTCTGCAGTTAACTTTTCTGCATTAGGATGTCCTTTTTGAAACAAATACAATTTACGTAATTCAACTGATAATTGTGTTCCAGAAAGTCCAGGCAAAACATCCGTTGGTACTTCATAACCATCAGGCATTTCAGTTATTAACCATTCATTATTTGGATGAAAGGCCAATTCAAGTACCTGTACCAATGTGGTTGACAGATTTTTTTCAATTACTGCCATTCTGTCTTTTTTAGATGAAACCATTTCAAATTCATCAAATACTTCGAATATACTTTTCATCAAAATTCCTCTATCACTTCCATTAAGTTTTTCAGCTTGTGTTCAATAAAATAATTCAACAACTTACCTTTAGCAGGTTTTGTTTCTTCATAGGTATTTATAATCTTCTCTTTTATTTCTTGTGGGATAAAAGTCAAGTCTATGAGTGTTTGGTTTCTGCCAAAATTTACGGCTTCATCATATGAAAAGTTTTTAACATCTTCACTCAAATACTTTTCTAATGTTTTTTGTGTAATAGGCTTCTGACGGAGGTCACGAACAAAACAATCAGAAGGTGAGAACATATTAGGTATGCCATCACCTTTGTCACCACGAATAATCTTCTCTTTGAGTTCTAAGATTGGATTTTCAGATTTTACATATTTTTTCTGTGAAGGATTATATTGTTTTACATCTTTGTAGTTTTGTAATTGTAAGAAGTCACCATCAGACGATAGAATCAAAATCTTTTGGTGTGGTGAATAGATTGGCACTAATGTACCAATAATATCATCGGCTTCGGCACCATCAACATCCAATACTTTGTATGGAAAATTATCTTTGAGTTCTTGTTTTAGTTTACCAAGAATATCAAAAATCAAATGCCAATCCAAGTCCGATTTATCACGGGTCCTTTTACGATTTGCTTTGTAGAAAGGGAAAAACTCTTTACGCCAATATTTACGGTTATCACAACACAATACCACTTCACCATATTCCGCTTTAAAGTTTTTTACATGAGTACGAATGATATTCAATACCATGTGACGAATTAAAGTTTCTTCCAACTTGCCTTTGTGGTTGGCAATTTGTGCCATTAAACCGGCCAGTAATACTTGATTTAAGTCAACGAGAATCATAACAAACTTTCAATAGTTTCCAATAGACCTATTGTATCATGTTTTTATCAGTTTGTCAAACGTTTTTTGAATAAAGGCCTCAGATGTGGTGGTACGCTTTGCAAATATACCAAACCAATTTTGTGGTATTAAGTTTGAAATGTATTCACATGGATCGGCAAAGATAGCTTCAAATTTATCAACATTATATAATTCACCATCTTCCTGTTCTTTGAATAAAATTACATGATATTCATCACCTATGGCATTACCACCAACCTTCTCACCTGGGTCTTTATATGTTGCGCCCTCGATATGCAAATCATCTTTTGTGTCGCCAGGTAAAAAGAATATGGCATCATGGCCATCTTTACTAAATTCTTTTAAGAATTCTAACATTCTAATCCTTTAATGTGTGATTTTCTAACTCTTACCATTATCCATGTGTTATAGTAATCATCTGATTCCATTACACCACGAACAAACTGTTCTTTTGCTTCGAGATAACCACATACACCTTTAGATTTACATAAGTGTAGTATTTCACGGACAAATTTTTCATGTCCTAATTGTAACACATCTTTCTGTAAGGTGTCACTACTTCCATAGTAAGTTTGCCAATTTGAACTGGCTTTATACCGTTTCTTTTTACCTTTGACTTGTTTGGTTTTGGCAGAATAAAAAAACTTTTTGCCTATGTATTTTTTACCATTCGTCAGATTGGTTATCTGATACACGAACCCGTAGTTATTACCAATCAAGTCTTCCGTAAAATCTTTACCATCATATTGCCAGTTTAATCCCATTCCTTAGTGTCCAAATCATCGTCATCATCCTCTATATAGTCCTCGGATAATTCTTCGATTTGTTCACCGCAAAATGGGCAATGTTCTGGTAGTTCTTGTGAGACCATTTCTTCTATGAAAGAAACATTATAGGTCGATTCACAGTTTAGGCATTCACCTGATAATGATTTATTTGTCATTTAAATCCTTAATGAGCCCAAACATCACCCCAATTTCCTGATAGAGAACCTTTTGCATAATCAGTTGCTCTATTCTCAAAGAAATTTGTGTGTGTTGGTGCGTTAATCATTTCCTCTACCCATGGCAAAGGATTACGTTTCACTTTAAACTGACCTTTGAGTCCTAAAGAAATCAATCTGCGGTCGGCAATATAACGAATATACTTCTTAACATCTTCAGCAGATAAATCTTCCATGGCACCCATTGCGAATGCCAAGTCAATAAACTTATCTTCTAATTCTACCATGCGTTCAGCAATGGTGTATAGTCTGCCTTTTAATTCATCGTTCCAGATTTCACGATTTTCTTCTATGTATGTACGGAATAATTTAATCATATTCTCAGTATGTTGTGTTTCATCAACAATAGACCAAGTAACAATCTGACCCATACCTTTCATCTTACCATGGCGTGGGAAATTCAGTAACATAATGAATGATGAGAACAACTGCATACCTTCAGTAAATGCAGAGAATACGGCAATGTGTGTTGCTGTATTTTCTTTAGTGGTATTTTGACCAGAGATATTCATAACATAATCATGTTTCTCTTTCATCTCAGCATACGCCATAAATTCATTATAGGTCGTGTCTGGAAGACCCAAGGTTTCAATTAAGTGTGAGTATGCAGCGATGTGTAGTGCTTCTCTTGCTGCGAACCCCAAAAGCATCATCCTGATTTCTGGCTGTGAAAAATAAGGAAGATAATTATTAACATACCCACCAGCAACGTCAATGTCCCCTTGGGTAAAGAATCGGAAGATATGTGTGAGAAATTGTTTTTCTTCTTCTGTAAGCTTTTTCTTCCAATCTTTAACATCTTCCAACATTGGAACTTCTGTGTGTAACCAATGAGATTGCTCATGCTTAAGCCATGCATCATAAGCCCAAGCATAATTAAAAGGTTTAAAATATGAACGCTCATCGGTCATCCTTGATTCTGTTTTTTTAATCATTATTCTCTTTACTGTTAAACGTTAAATGATGAGCCACAACCACAGGTACTTTTAACTTCTGGATTGGTTATGACAAATTGTGAATTAAATTTTTCTTCTTTATAATCTAATGTTGCATCCATTAAATATTGTGCTGACATAGAATCAACAAATACTTTAACATCATCTTTTTCAATCACAAAATCATCTTCTTCTTGAGTTTCATCAAAACTAAACTCATATTGAAACCCCGAACAACCTCCACCTTTTACGGACATTCTTAATGCCATATTAGGATTCTTTTCTTCTACAATCAAATCTTTTATTTTACTAAATGCATTATCGGTTACAGTAATCATTTTATACCTTACATGAACATTTAAGTTCGTAATTTTTTATTGCTGCTTTAATAGCGTCTTCCGCAAGTATTGAGCAGTGGATCTTGACCGGAGGGAGTGCCAGTTCTTCCGCAATCTGAGAATTCTTAATTGTTCCTGCTTCGAGTAACGTCTTACCCTTGACCCACTCGGTAACCAAGGATGAACTTGCAATAGCAGAACCGCATCCATAAGTTTTAAATTTTGCATC